TACAAAGTGTTACAGGAGATGCAAATGTTAGTGTTACAGGAATACAAATAACAGCTAGCCTAGGTGAAGAAACAATAGATGTTAATACTCCTGTAAATGTTACGGGGTCACAACTTACAGGTTCTATAGCTTCAGTAACAATAGATCTTAATACAGTTGTAGATGTAACAGGTATTCAATTAATAGCTTCTATAAATAGCCCATTAATCACGGCATGGTCTACTGTAGATCCAGATGTAACCAACACGTGGACTGAAGTAAATAAAGGAGTTTCTAATACTTGGACAGAAGTTGATAAGGCAGCTTAAAAAGGGTATAATACAAAATTATGGCATCAACATATTCATCAGATCTTAAATTAGAACTAATGGCCACCGGTGAGAATGCCGGTACATGGGGCACTAAAACAAATACAAATTTAGAACTTGTTCAACAAGCAATAGCGGGTTTTGAATCTATAACTTTATCAAGTGGTTCTACTACAGCTTTAGTTATGAGTAATGCATCTATTTCTACTGCTAGAAATATGGTAATTAAATTTGCAACTATTACACTTGCAAGTTCATCAACAGTAACCATACCAGATTCAATAGAAAAATTTTATATATTTGATTGTTCTGCTATAACAAATCCTACAAACCTTACAATTAAAACTGTATCAGGAACAGGATTTGTACCAAATCTTTCTAAAATATATGCAGCTTACGCTGATGGTACAAATTTAAACGAAGTCTCATTAGATACATTAGGTGGTAGTATAGGTACAGCTTCAATTGCTGATGATGCGGTGACAAACGCAAAGGTAGCTGACGATGCAATCCAAAGCGCACAACTAGCAGATAATGCTGTTTTGACTGCTGCTATTTCTAACGTAAATGTGACAACGGCTAAGATTGCTAACGATGCTGTGACTGCTGCAAAACTACAAAGAAAATTTACAATTAGTACATCAAGTCCATCAGGAGGAAGTGATGGAGACATTTGGTTTAAATATTCATAGGAGTTTAAATGGCTAATACCTATGGCAAAGTATCAGGAACATTTGAAGAGATAGATAACGCATACGGAAAAGTATCGGGTGTATGGCAAGAAGCAGACGAAATTTATGGCAAAGTATCAGGAGTTTGGAAATTAGTCTTTGCAGCTTTTCAAGCAGGTTCAGTTCAAACACTAAGTTCTGGTTCAGGAACTTTTTCAGTTCCACAAGGTGCTAACGCAATTCATATTCAAGCAAGTGTTGGAGGTGGAGGTGGAGGTGTTAAAGGGGCCGATTATGATAAAGCAGGTGGTGAATCATCTGGTGCTGGTGGAGGATCGGGTGCATATATATCCGATAAAGTATTTAGTGTTACACAAGGTGAAACATTAAGCTATAGTATAGGAAGTAGTGGTTCAGCGGGTAATCAAAGTAATCAATATAATGTATCTGGAGGTTCTGGAGCAAGTACAACATTATCGGGATCAAGTGCAAGTTCAATATTTTCGTTAGGTGGAGGTGGAGGCTCAAGTGGTTCAGGTGGTAGTGTTAAAGGACCTTTAAGATCAAATAGTGCAGGGTCAGGGGGCTCTGCTTCAATAAGTGGGACTGCTATTACATCAGGTACTTTTAGAGATTCTGATGGTTCTACAAAAAATGTTACAACACTTACAAGTGGCCCAGTTGGATCTTTTAATCAATCAGGCAATGGTGCTTCGGGTGGTAATAATGGTAACTGTGGTGGAGATAACTGTAGAATAAATGGATCAACTGGTGCATCATCTTATGCAGGAAATATTTCAGGAGGATCAGGAGGTTCTTCCTCTGGAGGCGGTTCAAATGGTTCGGCTGGTTCAAGAGGATCTGGAGGTGGAGGTGGGTCAGCTCAAGTCACAGCAGGTAGTTCACCAACAAATGTGGGCCGTACTAATGGTGCTTCAGGTGGTTCAGGTGAAATAAGATATAGATTTTTACGAGTACAATAATTGTTTTTAAAACCACAAAAAATTATATTTAATTCAATACTTCAAAGATATAGGTTAAAAGATATAAAACCTAATCAGTCTAATAATAATCAAGAACTCATAGATCAACTTGAGATTGATATAAAACTCAATGGTTTGTTATGCCCATTAGTTGTTAATAATGGTGTATTAATTGATGGTCATCATCGGTATGAAGCTATTAAAGATTTTTGTACAGAAACACTTGTATATGTGGTAAAGGATAATGATATGGAAAAATTATTATCTAAACTAAATAGTTATATTTGGTTTGACTATCAAGGTAAACTTGATGGAGACCGTTAGAATATTAGGTTCTTTAATAGGTATTTCAAAATTAAATAACTTTGAAAAAATTAACAAAGAATTAATACCTGTTATTGAAAAAGATATTTGTCCTCCTAAGTACAGGGATAAATATTATAAATCACATGAAACTGGATTTTCTTTTACTTCTGATAAGGCTGGTCAACTTGATTCTTTTGAATCTTTATACGGAGACCAGCTACAATTAAATAAAAAATTTAATAACTTTTTTAATGAACTTAAAATAAATCTAAATACATTTTTACAAAACTTAAAATACAAAGATGTTAATTATTTTATAACAAAATCGTGGGTAGCCTACACCGATAAAGGCGATCATATATCAGCTCACGATCATGGAGCCAGTCATTTTAGTTTTGTTTACTATGTATTAAAAAATAAAAATCATTCTTCACTTACATTTTATGAGCCAACTCAAAGATTCTATATGCCAGAAGCTACAGAATGGAATGATCAAAATCATCAAAGTCTATCTATTAATAATGAGCCTGGTCAGTTAATTATATTTCCTAGTTCACTTAAACATGGTACTCAAAAGACAGAAGAAAAATCTCCCCGTATATCAATAAGTGGTGATATCATCATGACTTCTGAAATGAACAAAATAAGTGAGATTTTAATACCTCACCCTGACACTTGGATGAAGCTCTAAAATGTTGTAAAATGGCTTATGCCTTTAACAAATGTAAGAATAGCCCCAGGTTTTAATAAAGCAGATACACCGTCAGGAGCCGAAGGGCAATGGATTGATGGGGACTTCGTAAGATTTAGATATGGACAACCAGAAAAAATAGGTGGCTTCACGGCTATCGGTCAAGAAACTATATCTGGACCAACACGTGCTCAACATACTTGGACAGACTTAGAAGGAAATAGATATGCAGCATTAGGTACTTCAAAAGTTTTGTATATTTATTATGAAGATAAATTTTATGATGTAACTCCTTTAGCAACAGCAATTACAGGAGCAACTTTTACATCTACAAATGGATCTAATACAGTTACTGTTAACAAAACAAGTCATTCTTTAGATGTCGGAGAATATTTAACATTTACTTCGGTAACTTTACCTGGTGGTGGAGCTACAGGTTTTACTGTAGCAGATTTTCAAGATTTTACCTATGAAGTTTTGACAGCACCTAATGCAAACAGTTTTACAATTCAAATGAAAACAAATGAATCTGGTACTGGCATGACTGCAGCGGGATCTGCAAGTATAAATCCTTACGAAGAAATAGGACCAACAATACAAACATATGGTTATGGTTGGGGTACAGGTACATGGAGTAGAGGAACTTGGGGATCTGCTACAACAAGTTCAACAGTTATACTTGATCCGGGTACATGGTCTTTAGATAACTTTGGACAACAATTAATAGCCACAGTAAAAGATGGTAAAACATTTGTTTGGAATCCAGGACTATCTAACCCTCTTGATAATAGAGCCGTAATTATGTCTGGTGCTCCTACAGCATCAAGATTAACAATAACTTCAGATAGAGATAGACACGTTGTTCATTTTGGAACAGAAACAACTATTGGAGATCCAGCAACTCAAGATCCCATGTTTATTAGATTTAGTGATCAAGAAAATTTTAGTGTTTATCAACCTACCTCTATAAATACTGCAGGTACATTTAGACTGGACACCGGAAACAAAATTGTTGCAGCAGTATCAGGTAAGGATTACAATTTAATTTTAACTGACCAAGCAGCTTATACCATGCAATTTGTTGGTCCTCCGTTTACTTTTTCTATAAGACAAGTTGGTTCTAACTGCGGCTGTATTGGTCAGCACGCAACCGTATACGCAGATGGTAAAGTATTTTGGATGGGATCAGGGGGAGGATTTTTTGTATTTGATGGTACTGTTAAATTACTTCCATCACTTGTTGAAGACTTTGTATTCACGACTACCGGATCAAATGTAGGAATAAATTATTCCTCTAATGAAATTATTTATGGATCACATAATTCTTTATTTAATGAGATTATTTGGTTTTATCCAGCAGGAACACCTTCAGGTAATCCTGCAGTACAGAATAATAGAGCTGTAGTATATAATTATGTAGAAAATACTTGGTCTACAATGACTTTAGCTAGAAGCTCTTATGCAGATGCTAGTACTTATGATGTGCCTTATGCAACAGAATATACATCTACTGCAACTCCAACAATTTCTAATATAAGCGGAGCAACAAATACTTTTGGATCATCCTTATATTTTGCTCATGAAGTAGGTACAAATAAAATAGCTTTAAATGGCACTGAAACAGCAATACCTGCATATATTCAATCAGGAGATTTTGATTTACCAACCGATGGTGATGGAGAATACTTATTAAGATTAAGTAGATTTTTACCAGATTTTAAAAACTTACAAGGTAATGCAATTGTTACAATTTTTTTAAAAAATTTTCCTATTGATTCAGGTGCATCTTCACAACTTGGTCCTTTTACAATTAATGCTAGTACACAAAAGATAGATACAAGAGCTAGGGGAAGACTTGCAAATATAAAAATACAGAATACTGCAGTAGATGAGACATGGAGATTTGGGACATTTAGAGCAGACGTTAACCCTGATGGAAGAAGATAATGGCTAAGATAAACGTATATGTACCAGAACCACCACAAGAATATAGCGTAGAAGGCTTTAGACAAATAAACCAAGGTCTTGCAACTATTGAAAATCAGTTAAATACTTCATATCAACAAGACTTGAAAAACGAACAAGATTCGTTTAATTACTTTATGCAATGACAATAAGATATAAAAGCGAAACATTTGATTTAACAACTACTAACGTTACACCAGTTTTAACGTGTCCTAGTGATGCAACTATTATTGTAAAAAGTATACAAACAGTACACGATACTGCGAGTAATGTAGATACTCACGCTTTAGTTACAAAATCAGGTGGATCAGCTAAAAAAATTTCTTATGAAGAATTAAATAAAACAACTACAAATATGGTTAAAGGATCTTTGAATCTAGAAGCAAGTGATGTTTTATCAATGCAAGCAGGTGCAGCTAATGAGATTACAGGTATTGTTAGTTATGCTTTAATAGACCGTTCACAGGAAAATGGCTAGAAAATTTAAAGACTTTGTTGAAAGAGATAAACCTAGGAAGAGACCTAGAAGACATTGTAAGAGCCCTAATAAAAAAAAGAAGTTGCAGAATAATAAAAAATATAATAGACAAGGACGGAGACAAAAATGAGTGATATAATTAAAATACCAGCAGAAGCAAAAGAAATTGTAAAACATAAAAGGACTGGTAAAGTATATGCTAGTAAAGATGATTTTGATGCTGATGTTGCTGATCCCAACACTGATACTACTGTGGATGATTTTAGACAAGACCTAGAAATTAAAGTTACTAAGGTTACTATGGGAGCTGCCACAAAAAAATAATGCAACCTCGAGGCGCAACCGAAATACAAATGGAGATGCTGAATAAGCATGTTTCAAAAGATCTGTTAGATCAAGTACAAATATGTACTTCTATTCCTGGTAAAGTACCAATAGATTCTAATAAAGTTAATATACTTTGGCAAAAGAATTCTTGGGATCAAAATAATCTACAACCTTTCTTCAGAGATAAATCAAGACATAAAGAATATGATTGGTATGTATTTAATAGTCATTGGAATTACGAAAAGTTTAGATACTTTTTTGATATACCAACAGAAAGATCTATTGTTATAAAAAATGGTATAGATAATTTTCCTATAAGAAAGATTTATAAAAAAGGAGATCCTATAAAACTTATACATCACTGTACACCATGGAGAGGATTAAATGTAGTTCTTAGAGCAATGCAAGAAATTAAAAACCCTAATATTATAATGGATATATATAGTTCATCGCAAGTCTATGGAGATGAATTTAAAAAACATAATGATGATGCATTTCAACCTTTATATGAGCAAGCAGAGAAATTACCCAATGTAAATTATATTGGTTATAAACCAAATGAATATATTTTAGAAAAGATGCCAAGCTATGATATGTTTGTTTACCCATCTATATTTGAAGAGACTTCATGTGCTTCAGCTTTAGAGGCATTAGCTTCTGGTGTACATGTAATTACAAATAACTTTGGAGCATTGTATGAAACATGTGCAGAATGGCCTGTATACGTAAATTATTCTACAAATTATGAAAGTATGGCTATAGCTACTGGTAATGCAATAGAAGTTGCAGCAAGTTATTTACATGAAGATTTTATACAAGAACATTTAGAAGAACAACAAAAGTTCTATAAACGGTTTTATAGTTGGAAGAAAAAAGGAATGGAATGGACAAGCTTTTTGAAAGGAGCCATAAGTGAAAGAAACAATAAATAGTGATACTTATCAAACACTCAAAGAACTAAAAGTAGATTCAAAACCATTTGATAAAGCAATAGAACCTTTATGGAAGGGGAGTAGTTCTAAAGAAGAAATAAAACCTTATTCTATTTTTGTTGCTACACCTGTCCATAGTGAATGTTCTATACACTACACACAAGCATTGTTAGAATTACAAAAACTAGCATTTCATAAAAAAATAAAAATTAAATTTCAGTTAATGAAGTCTTCACTTGTTACACAAGGTAGAAATTTATGTGTAGCAGGATTTTTAGAATCTGGCTTTACTCACATGTTATTTATAGATTCTGATATATACTTTCAGGCAGAGTCTATTATAAAAATGATTGAGAGAGACAAAGATCTTATATCTATACCATACCCCTTAAAAACAATAATGTGGGACAAAGCAATGGATAGAATTAATGATAATCAAATAAAAAATATAAGTGATTTAAAGAAAGCCTTTAATACGTATCCTATGAGAGTAGCAGATGATAAAGATATAAAAGTAGATAAGGGTGTTATGGAAGTAACTCATAGTCCTACAGGATGTATGTTAATTAAAAGATCTGTCATAGACAAGATGATAGAAGCATACCCAGAAAAGTCTATTGTACAAAAGACAGTTATAAATGGAGAGTATGTAGATAAGCCACACATGTGGAATTTTTTTGACACGATACACGATCCTGAGACTAAGACCTATCTTGGAGAGGACTTTTCTTTTTGTAAGTTATGGAAGGATATAGGTGGTAAATGTTATGCTTATATAGGGGATACTATTGTCCATGTGGGAGAGCATCAATATGAGGGACGCTTTGCTGATGAGTTGAAACCAACCAAGTAAAATGGTAATATTGTCTATAATTAATTAATTAGACTATGGACCCATTTACATTAGCATTAGCCACATTTGGCATACAAAAACTCAGAGGAAAATCAACTAAGAAAGCATTACAAAGTGCAGCTTTAATAGGTGGCGGAGCCTACGCTTTAGGGGCAGCAGGAATAGGAGGATCAACATTTACAGGTGCTCCACTATCAAGTGCTAAATCTTTTTTAGGTATGGGACAAGGTTCAGCTATAAGCCAACAAGCAGCAAGCTTACCTCAAATGAAAGGTGCAGATATAGCTGGAGCTCAATTTAGAACTGCAGCCGAACAGGCAACATTAGCAAATAAAGGATTAGTTGGTGCACAAAAAATTACTTCAGGTATTACAAAAGAACCTGAAGGAATAGCTAAACTTTTTGATTATGCTAAAAAAAATAAATTACAAACTGCCTTAATGGCTTCAAGTGTTATACCTTTATTACAAGGAGGAGATGAAGATGATCCTGGAATAGATGGTTATAGACAAGAGGATTACGATAAAGCTTATGCAGAGCAATCTGATAAATTAAAAGGAGCGTTTGTGCCTGCAGAGAATACTCAACCTTCTATGGATGATACTATTCGTTCAGATTTATTTTATGCAAATCAAGGTGGACTAGCAACTGCTATTCCAAAATTTAATAAAGGTGGTGTAAACTATTTACCATCAAAAACAGACCATAACGAAAACGATTACAATAATTATGTAAGAGCAGAGGGTTATGTAGAAGATGGTGCAGGTAATGGTGATAAAGACGAAGATACTATGTTAGCGCAGTTAGCTGATGGAGAATTTGTATCACGTGCGGATGCAGTATTAGGGGCAGGTATATTATCTGGTGGAGATCCAAAAAGTTATAAGAGTATGAGAAAAGCTGGTGCTGATTATTTTTATGATCAACAAAAAAAATTAAAAAGAATTTACGATTTAGTTAATGACAACCAAACTAATACAGTTCAGTAAAGAAGAGGTAGACAAAGTATGGCCTTTAGCAAAAGAATTAGTACACAAAGCTTGTGTCAGAGCAGGAGGATTTATAAGTGAAGAGCATATTAAAGAACATTGTAAAAATGGGACTATGCAGCTTTGGTTGGCTGTTACAGATACTAACGAAATTTTATGTGTGGGTGTTACTGAAATTAGAGAATATCCTAACTATAAAGTTTGTGATGCTAAAATCGTTACTGGTAAAAGGTATAAAGAATGGTTTGATCAAATTGATAAGGTGGCTGAATGGGCTAAAAAACAAGGTTGTAAAAAAATGGAAATCTTTTCAAGACCAGGTTATGTCCCTTTATTTAAACAAAAAGGATATGTGGCAACACATGTTCAAGTAGAAAAAGAATTATGATAAATATAAAAAAATTAAATGTACAAGAAAAGATAAAACTATTTAAAGACTTATACAAAGATTTATCTGGTAAAGGTATTGGTGGAGATACTGAACTTGCACATATAAATAAATTTGAATCAACACTTTTAAAAAGCGTTGGTGGTCAAGGAAGCATTAACCCTACTACAGGATTAAAACAATATCTTGGTGGTGGTGGAGGTGGAGGAGGTGGCTCCGGTACACAAACTACAATTGCTAGAGAAGCTCCAGAAGTTGAAGCTAGAAAATTAGCACTATATGATCAAGCAGCAGGTTTAGCTAAAACTCCTGTATCTATTCCGGGGATACAAGTTGCAGGTCTATCACCTTTAGAACAAGCAGGGATTACGCAAGCAGGTCAAACAGGTGTTGGCGCAGGAACAGTTGGAGCTGGTATAGGTTCTATTGCAACAGGAATGCAAAACCCAAACATTGGACAATTTTTAAATCCTTATCAACAGTATGTTACAAATGAAATTGGTAGACAAGGTCAAATAGCGCAAAATCAATTATCTGCATCAGCGGTAGATGCGGGTGCCTTTGGTGGTGGTAGACAAGGAGTACAACAAGCAGAATTACAAAACAGAACTTTACAAGCCATGGGTCAAGCACAAGCACAAGGTTTTCAAACTGCATTAGGTGCAGCACAAACTCAAAGGCAACAACAACTTGCAGGTGGACAATTGTTAGGTCAATTAGGTGCACAACAACAAGCAATGTCATTAGCGGATATTAATGCACAGATGCAAGCAGGTGCATTACAAAGAGGTATTGGTCAAAGAGCATTAGACGCACAAAGAGCAACAGAATTACAAAGAGCTTATGAGCCTTATCAAAGAGTAGAGTTTATGAAAGGTATCATGACTAACTTACCTACTACACAGAGTAGTATTACAGCAACCACGGCTCCTGGATCTAATCCTTTAGCTCAAGCAGCAGGTACAGCGTTAGGTGGATATGCAGCTTATAACATGATGCAACCGAAATAGTTATGGATAAAGTATTAACTAGAAAAATGTTTAAGGCTACATACTTTAAATCTTTAAAGCCAACTATAAAACATTTTCAAGCTGGTGGTCTAGGTTCACTGTCACCAAAAGAAAAAGCAATCTACGCAGCAACTTTGGCTGCACCATTACTTCAAGCAAAAGGTTCTGGTGTTGGTAATGCTTTAACTGCATTAGGTGAGGGTATTGGAAAATTACCTGCAACTATCTTATCTGTAGAAAAACAAAAAGGAACTGCGTTAGATAGATCAAGAACTTTAACAGATGCAGAATTAGTTGATTATAATTTACCTAAAGGAACAGTAGCTCAAGTTGATGGTAAAGGAAAAATTACAGTTGTATCTAAACCATCAGCTGAATCTATAAAACAAATTCAAGGAAGTAAAAGAGTAAGAACTATTTTATCTAGAATTGGGGATGACTATTATAAATTAGGTAAACCTGTAGGGTTTGGTGATTTATCAAGAATAAGAGCATCACTTGGTAAAGTAGGTGGTTCACAATTTTCAAAAGACTATGGTGCTTTTAAAAGTAGAATACAACAAGCAACATCATTTGTGACACAAGCGATCTCTGGTGCNGCAGTATCAGAACAAGAAGCAGAAAGAATTACAAAACTTATNCCACANGTAGGGGANACTGAAGCTACNTTTGAAGCAAAANTANAAGCGCTAGATAGTTACTTTGCAGATGCTATTGCAATTGCAGAAGATAACAATGCAGACTTTACAACTGCGCTTGAGATTATGGAGGCTTCTGGACGAGGTGCTTCTAACTATGTAGATTTAAGTGAAGGTGTTAGTATTAAACAATACGATGGTAACAAATACGATGTTAGTGCAAATTAAGGATTTATATGGCAGAGATAGTTGTACAAGGAAACACATTTAAAATTAAAGGGACCGAACCTACTCCTAAAGAACAAGTAGCTATCGATTCTGTTTTAGCAGCTAAAGGTGCTGCAGGAAAAGACGGAGGATTAAGTTTTGATGATGAGATGAAACTTATGATTACTCCTGAAGATGTTTTATCAGATGCACAAAAAGGTAAATACAATAAAGATACAGAAAGTTTTTTAGCAAGCCCAGACTTTATGAGAATAGTAACAGAGGTAGGTTTATCTATCGCTGGTGGTATTGCAGGTGTTGCGGCAGCTCCTTTTACAGGAGGATCTTCACTAGTGGGTACAGGTTTGATGGCAGCAAGAGTTGCTAGAATAGCTAGACCACTTTTAAATTTAAGTAAAAATAAACAAAGATTAATTGGTGGGGTAACCGGTGCGGGACTAGGGGGTGGAGCTGGTGCAGCTATATCTCAAACATTTGATCCAAAAGAAAGTATTGTAAGAGAAGTTGCAAGAGGGACAGCTCAAGGTGCTTTTGGTGAACTACTTGGTTTTGGTATGGCTGGAGGTTTAGCTAAAGTTTATAATAAAGTTACAGGATTTTCTTTAAAAACAATTGACGGTGCTCAAGATGTTATTAGAGGTTTAGATGGAGATAAATTATTTTATAAGGAAGTTGCTAAGTTTAAAGAAACAGGAAAACTTCCAAGTAAAGAAGTATTAGATAAATTATCAGATGAGACACAAAAAGTATTTATTACACCTCAACAAAGATCTATTCTAGAAAGTGCAGAGTTAGCTGACGATGCGTTTTTAAGTGCACAAAAAGGTAACCCAGATTTCTTTAACGTAAAAAGAGGTAAATACAAATTTGAAGATGCTAATATTATTGCAGGTAAAGTTACAGAACAATCTGGTGTTGAGCTAGCAAGTTCATTATCTGCTGCATCTATTGGTGGTGGTGCGTTTATTAGACAAACAGAAGGTTTAAGTAGATTAATGACAATTGAATCTATTGATAATTTTACAAAAGTGTTAACAAAGGACTTACCAAAGATAGACTATGATACTGCTGCAGATGGTGTTACAGCTTTTTTAAATTCACAAATAAGAGGTGGTCAACAAATTTATAAAACTACAAAAGATAAGTTATGGGATGAATTAGGAGAAGGGGTAGCTAAAAGTACAATAAGAGCGGATGGTTCATATAACCCTGCTTATTTGGTAAAGATAAGACCTGCTCCAATTCAAACTGGGCAAAAAATAATAATAGATTCTAAGGGTGGGACAGGAACAGTTTTTGGGTTTAACAAAGCTAATACTAAATTAGGTAATATGAATGATAACTATATTGTTATAAGAGATAAGGCACTATACCCTGGCGCAAATAAAAAAATGGTTTTAAGTAAAGAAATTGTAGAAGAATTAAATTCAACGGTTAAACCAAAAATAAATGTTCATAATTCATATAAGGGTAAAGATGAGCTAGTTGATAATTTAAATACTTACATAAAAAAAGCTACAAAGGAAAATATAGTTCCAGACAACCCAGATGTTCAAACAATGTTAGGTATTTTAAATAGAATGGGTAATGATGCAGAGTACAATACTTTTAGAACTGCATATGCTGAAATAGCGGGAATGAGACCTGTAGGAAGAGCACAATCAGTACAAGCTGAAATACAGAAAAGAATGGAAGCTATGTTAGCTACTTCTCCTTTACCAGCTTCAGTAAATGCAGCGAGAAGAGCTGCTTCAGATTTTACAAGGTTAGGAGGAAGGGCATTCGAAGGTAAAGTTGTAAGTGATTTATTAAAAACTGACTTTGGTCAAGAAAGATTATATAAAAATATTATTGGTGCAGGTAAGCCAAGTTACTTTAGAGCTTTTCAAAAAAGTTTAAAAGACGCTAAAATAAACGCAGGTGGTAAAAAGTATGATTTATTTTCTGGAAAAATAAAAACCGCAGGTGGTGTAGTTCCTGATAGAACTGCAATTCAAGGAGCACTACAAGGACAGTTCTTCAAAGATTTTTTAAGAAATAGTGTTGATAAATCAGGTCAGTACTACAAACTTAGTGTTCCTAAAGCAG